ACCTCTTCAAAGGTTTCAGTAAGCCCCTCTTTAGAGGCAGATATGTTTTGTTTCGGACAGCTAGGGCTAAAACAAAAAGAAGATCCATCTTCGTAAATTTGCCTATTGTCACTAGAGCCACAATGATCACACGGTTGATTTCTTTTTACTATTCGTCCCATTAATCTTCCTCTTTAAAGATGTTATATAACGCTTAGTTTTTATTGTTGGTTCTTCTTTAGGAATAAATCTAATTGCTGCAATCTGACGATTATAGAACACAGGCAATCCATCTGGCTTTATTAAAGTCATACACTCAGAGACCATTTGAGAGTAAGCCTCTGAGTAATACAAGCCTCCTTTTGTCTTATAGAGGTCTACAATAGTAAACTTAAAAGACTCTTTCTTATAGAACTTAATATCCTCAGTAAGCTGTTTAGAAGAGCCAGTGTAAGACCTCCACTTCATTTCTTTTCCGTAAGTTTTAGAACGTTTCTTTCCTAAATGCAAGAATTGCTTTTTACCCCAGTAGTACTGGTTAGTTTTTAAATTATTTATGCAATAAAGAAAGCCAAAATAACCTGTAGGGTCAAAAGGATTAGACTCCCAGTGACCCATTTCTGTTTTAGAGAGCAGCATTAAACTCCTCTCGACTAAAAGAGAAGTGATCTTCGTAATCTCGCCATAGGTGTAACAGTTTACCGTTTAATAACATACGCTCATATCCGTCGTCAGGGTACTTGTTGTTATAAGCATTTGAAACTATTCTTTTGTAGTCTTGTTTCTGGCTATAACCTGCAAGTAAATTTTCGGCTTTTTTTGGACCAATTCCCTCAATTCCAGGGATATTGTCAACAGTGTCACCCATAAGTAATTGAGTCCAATAGAAACGCTCTGCGTATTGCTCCGTAACTTCATAAATAAGACCTTTTCGAGAATTATAGTGTTTACCGACAATACAATTTAAATCTTTGTCGATCGAATCAACAATGTAATCATACTCACTCTCATTACATTCGTTTGCCCAAATACGTAGCTGATCATCAGCTTCATAGCCATCGCATATAACGCCCTCATGTTTATGATGAGCATAAGCTTTTAGCATATCGAACCATTCTGGTTTATTTGAGCTAGACTTTACTCTAGACTTGCTTCTTTTGTAATCAGGATAGAGAGTAATCCTAAAGTTATTGGGACCACCAAGGGCCATTGCGTATTTGTCAGTCCAACACGCTTCTAAGTTTTCTTGTAGTTTCTTATCAAAGTTTTCCTGAGCCTCTAATAGCCCCTCTGAACCCCAGATTGATGCGTACAAAAGGACATCACCGTCTATTAAACTAATCACCAGCCTTCTCCTTCACATTGATCACACTGCCATTCACTAACATCGTTTCCATGTCTACAAATGTACCAAGGGGTTTTTTGTGAGCATTCAGAACAACGAAGTTCAAGGCCATGTATACTAGTAGAACCGCAATTCGTACTAATGAGCTTTCCATGACCATACCTGCTAGTTTCAACCCACTGGTCTACTTTATTTTTACAACGCATAAAAACTCCTAAAAATTTGATCATAAGCGATCACTATTAAAGTGATACTTTTCATTTAGTTGTCTGTTTCAATCTCCCATAATTCTGTATTATGCTTTTTAGCATAGTTGTTCCAGTAAGTTGTTATGTCATTCCAGTTAACTAAAACTTCGGGGTCTCTGGTTATCCAGACAAAATCGTACTCTTCATCTTCGAACCTAAGTTCCATGTTAGAATCATCGTGAAGTTCTCCATAGCAGTCTACGCCGTTTACTTCAATTTCCAAGGGGCCACTCCTCATTTATGATTTCATTCATCAGTTGGTTCTCTTTTTCAAGAGCAACATTTCTTTCACGCAAAACAATAGCTTGTGTTCTCCAGTAAGCAATTTCCAAATTAAGGTCATCAACCTGAGTCTCAACATCAGGTATAACCATCAGCTTTTCTTTATACTCGTCCATCTGCTCTCCTATAGTTGAATCATCGTTTAAACAAGGTTCACAAAGTTCTGCTACTGCGGGTTCACCACAAAATTGACATTCATTTTCCAAAGGCTGCCCTACGCTCTAGTTTGTGATAGTTCTCTGTCATAATGTCGCTAAGTGTCCAGCCTCGCTGATGAGCCATAGCAGTGACATACCACAGCACATCGCCTAGTTCTTCCATAATGTCTTTTTCGGTCTCAGCTAAGGCGACCTCGTTGGCTTCTTCCACTAGGCCAACCTCTAGTACTGTATGGTTACGGTGCTCATCTGTAAAGAAATCCATTGCAAGGTGCTCATACAGTTCTTTCTTCATGTATTTGTCTCCGTGTTAAAGCTACGAGCTAGGTTTAGTTGGTTAATTCTTTCTACAAGGTGGTCTACTCTACGTTGCATGGTCTCCTTCACCTCATGAGGCTCTGTATCCATCAAGCAGTCTAAACCCCTACTGTAGCTATAAAGCTCTTTTTTAAGGTTGTTGAGCTGGTAGTCTATCTGCCTATTGTTTCCAAGCCTAGAATACGTACCCTCATCGCCACCAACACCCCACTCAACATCATCAACACACTCGTTACCTGCGTTGATACTTGCTGCAGCCATACGGTACGCATCTTCATAGCTAATCGGACCATCAAGAGTCTTATCAAGATACACACAATAGTCATAGCGGTTCATTTCTTCTACATAGACTTCAATATCTACAATGTATTTGTCTGCGGTTTCTTTAATCATTTTCACGATTCCTTGTATCTAAGACCCAACCGTTACGAGTGTGAACGGCAGTAAACATTTTAGTACCATGAAGTAACCATACAACAGGGTGGCCAAACTCGTTAATTTCTAAGTTACCGATTTCACGGTTTTTAAACTCAGTCCAGCCATACTCTTTCCCTTCATCCGAGTTAATAATTTTAACCTTTATTTTTGGCATAGTTTTCTCTCTTTATAAAGTAAGCCCCTTCAGAACTGTTCCAAGCTGCTAAGAGGTCTAAGAACTGATTTCTACTCATACAAACAAGATCATAGTTTTCTGATTGAGAGTCAAACTGTCTAACCCAAACGTCTCCATCCCGATCTATTAAAAGCTCTACATCTTCATGTAAACCCTCTTCATCAAGAGTTGTTACAATGCAGTCTTCTTCTTCCATTTCAACTGTAAACATTACTTGTGTCCTGTCATGTCAATTCCAAACTCTGCAACAGCTGCTGCATAGCCATCACCATACGCTTTCGCATCGGCTTCTTCTTGGCCTAGCTCCCATCCATTCTCGTAACCAGCATCGTAACCAGTTTCATAAGCTTCTTCTCCACCATGCTCAAGCCCTGAAACATAGCCGTCCTCAAACTGCTCTTCCATTTCAGTGGTGCTAGTCTCTTTCGAAAGACTTATCAGGGTTTCTTGAAGATTAAAGAACTCTTCCTTAATCCCGTCGTCAACAGGATACTCGTAAAACTTGATGTTATTGTAAAACTTATCAAACGACTTATTCATCAGTGTATCTAAACCTACAGTAATACTCATTTTTCTTCCTTCCAGATTCTATGATAAATGTTCTCAAGACCCTTTTTATCGGGATGTCTACGTACCCACATGCCAGAGTCTGCCATGAAGTTCTTTTCAAACCAGTTGTCTAACTTACGATAACCAGTCTTCACATCTAAATCTATCTCTAGTGCCAGAGTGTCAAAGTCTGCATCAGACATGATAGAGTGATCGTAGTATTCATAGGCGTAGGCAGCTACTGAAAGCCTTATCCTACGCCTACGCTCTTGCTCTCTAATGCTCAACAGTCCAAGCCTCTATCCAATAATACCAATTATTTTCCTTAGATCTTGAAAGTGCAGCAAACTCTGCGTCTTTTTTGTGTTTAAACAAAGCTCTACAACCAAAGTCACAAAGCAAGGCGTAAACAGTTTCGCTTTCATATTTGTGGGTCATTGTCTTCTGCCTCCTGATAGTTAGCCTTCACAGTCCGGATCGGTTGCACTCTCATATTCGAAGACTTTCGCATTTGATAGACAGTCCATCCATGCTTCCATTCAGGTTGTGCATAAATGTAGTCAATCTTGTCTTCCAAGTCTTTTAACCGCTTTTCTATGCTGCTCAATTAACTTCTCCTGTTTAAGCATAATGTCTCTCTGATCTTCGATATCTCGATATTGTTCTTTAACCATTTCTTTTTCTATTTCTAAAGAGTTAACAGGCTTAACAAGATCGTTGATCTTCATAAGGATCTCCTTTTTCGTCTATGAGTTTTACTGTAATTTTATGCCACATACCCTTGTAAAGATTTTCGGCTACTTTATTAGCATTTTCGTAAGTTTCTTCAAAACAACTAAAAGTACTACCCAGTGGTATTTCTAGTTCTCTCCCATCGACCGCTGTAACGTAAATATAGGCTTTAAAAATTTCCATGCTTCTAACCTTCTGTTGTAAAGTACTTTCCATTGTCACAGAAGTAAGTCCAAGCCTCAATCTGGGACGACTCTGCTCTGCTTACTTCTACGAGTTGGCCGAGTTTATCTTTATCACCATTTCGCCACTCCAGGTAGGCATGTAACCTATCAGGGTTACGGGGGTTAACTCCGTGTAGCTGCATAACGCACTCTTGGTGTTTTACAAAAGTACCTTCCATAAAGTAACGTTCATAGTCTTGTTTTTGCAGACAGTAAGAGTATTCTAGCTCATCCATCCAAGAGCCTATGCACAGTCGTACTGGTTTAATTTCTGTTAAAGCTTTTAACTCGTTAACTCGCTTCATAAACCTATACTGTACGTAAGGGTCAAAACCGTAGTCAATAGCAAAGATAGTAAACTCATTAGTGTACATCATAATAGTCCTTCCCAATTTTACAATCACCGCAAGTCATAATGTCAATGTTTAACTCTTTTGGTGCTTCCTCAAAAGCTTGCATTAGAATTTCTCTTGCTTGTTCTGCTTGTTCACTCTTGACTTCATAAGTTACTTCATCATGGTAAAAAAGAGTAATTGCAGCATCGATATTAGATACTTTTAGCTGCTCATGCGCCATAGCAACAGTATACTTCATTACTACCGCTTCAGCACCTTGGATAAGGTAGTTTAAAGCTTTATGTCGATCTTCTTTGCTTAGTATAATAGGTCTGCCATCAAGACCTTCAATCCATCCTTTCTCTTCTACATTTTTGTTAATGCTATCAATAAGGTAAGATAAAGCAGGTAATGCTTTTTTATATCTGTTCATTGCCTTTTTTGTTTCTTTAAGACTCTTTTCAATGTAACCACTTAATTTCTGAGCACCTGCACCATAGAGGTAAGCAAAGATAAACCGTTTAGCTTGTGGTCTAGTGCAGTCTAGAATATCTGCATTCATCTGATGAACGTCTCCGTTAAGAACCGTATCAGTAAATTTAGGATCTTCCATATAGTGAGCTAGTAAGCGTAACTGACAAGCAGCAGAGTCAGCAGAGACTAAGCTATAACCTTTTCTAGCAATAAACAAGCTTCTAAACTCTTTTCCTAGTGTAGCTTGCCCTGATGGTAAGTTAGCAATAATCTTATGTGTTTGTCTAAAAGTAGGTGTACCAATGTTAAACACATCGCCGTGAAGCCTATTGTTTTCATCAACGTGAGGAAACCAACCTTGAAGAATACTTCTACGAGACCTTAACGTATAGTACTCCATTAGTATTTTTCCTACACCTCCGAGTCTCTCCAAGCTAGAGTCTGAGAGCTTTGCGGAGGTTTTATAGAATTCTTTTCCGTTCTTTTTCCAATTCCACTCATCAGGTTTCCACCCGATCGAATAGAGGTAATCTTTAACCGTATCAGTATTACCGATATCACCAGCTTCAAACTCAATACGAGTATAATCACCCCAAACGGGTAGTGAAGACTTATTGCCCAAATCGTAGACGCGCTTAGGATCAAGGCCGAACCAACTATTAACGTGTTCAAAGTATTTTCCTGCTTTAGTGAACTTCGTTTGTTTACTCTCAGCATCTGGCCAAGGTCCGAGGGGGTATCCTTTTTCATCATAACTAATAACCCCTTTGGTTTTTAATTGCTCAATTTCTTTCTTAATCTTTCTAACGCTAGAGTCTTTAGCAACCACCCTAAGACCTAGTAGAGCGTTAATTTCTGACTCCATGTCTTGCATTTTAACCGTAAGTTCTTCTTGAAGACTTTTAGCAGCCTTTAAGTCAAACAACCAGCCATTAGCACACTGTTCAGACATAATAGCGTCTAGATCCATTTCGTTACGTAAAGCCCGTACAACGTTTTTGGCTTTGTCACTAGGGCGATCCATAAACCGCTTTAGTTCTTTGTACAGAGTTTTATATACTTTTGCAAGAAGCCTAACATCTTGCTGCATATAAACAAACATATCTTCATTAAAAGTCTCAAAGCCCCCTGTGTAATCACCTTTTTGATCCCCTAGATGCTCCCCCCACCGCTTTAGAGAATGACCAAACCCAAAACGGCGATAGTTCAATACTTGAGACATCACTTTAGTACATTGTACTTTAGCCTTTGGAGTCCATCCAAATAACTTAGTCAGGGCGGGTACATCGAAACCAAGAGCGTTGTGTGCTATGATTACATCTGCTTCGTCTAGTTTGTTTAGAAACTCTTTGTGTTGCTGCGGCTTAAACCAATACTCATCACCAGTGTCTAGGTCAATAGCACCAGCACAGTGGAAAGTAGTTAGTTTAGGCAACAAGTTATCAGTTTCAATATCAAAGACTAATTTCATGTTTACTCTCTATTTTTTCTATTTCTTAGTTGATGAAAATTACTTATATAAGCATTAGTCATCACCCAGGATCTCCCATATTACCCAAGCAGCAAACGCTATTGCTACTATTATTACTGTCCAAGCAAAACTATCAACCATTCTTTAAAAGCCTTTCTATCATAACTCTTGCATCACGAAGATGCTCGTAGGCTTTGTCTAATTTCTCACATTCATAAGCTCCTGTTTCGTGCAAATGCCCTTCGGCTAACTTAGCGTGATTTAAAGCTGCTTTTAAGTCTTCCAAAAATTCAGTCATAAAGTTTCCTCTCATGTTTATGCCGTAAGACGCGTCCACAAAATCAGGCCAGTGCTTCCTCATCTTCTTTGCTCCAATATTCTTCCATGTGTACATGCAAAACTAATCTTACACTACGCCCGTTAAAAATCAAAGTTCGATAAGTATCTATAGCTTTCTCTACTTCAGAAAACCCTGTATATTCTTCCCAGTAATGTGTGTCTCTGTCCCAAATTTCAACTACGTAGATATGCATCTTCTTCCTTTCGTTTAGCCCAAGCTTCTTCGAATCCTTCTTCGTGATAGCAGGTTTCATGGTTTCCCCACATACGTTTAAAGTAGCTATTATACATGGCCACTATATCTTCTTCTTTCCATTCCCTTGGAATTAAGTGTCCCTTAACAATCCAGAACATGCGATTAGATTCTTTTTTAAAGTCATCCATTAGAACTCTCTTCAATCTCCTTTGCTAATCGGCTTGCATACCACTCAATCTTTTTAGCATCTTGAAGTTTGTTGTCTTTCTTACCAAGACGCATCGAGTACTTGTAGATTTGCCCTAAGAGGTGCGCCTGTACACCAGTGTGACCTTCAAGTAGGTAGGCCATCAAGTCAATGTACTCCATACCGTCTGGGTGCTTAGACATAACCTCTGAGCTAAGCATTTTGTAGTGTTTAGGGTTAATAATTGCGTCTTGTTGGGCCTCAGTCATTTTGTCAAAGTTACCGTGAAAGTCAGTAGTCATAAGTTTCAAGTCTTCGTCAAAGTCTTCTTTAAACATGTCTTCAATTTCCCACTCAGGGTACAAAGGCTTATTACGTGGACCTTGGTATGGGATGTCAAGCTTAGCCAGATCTTCTAGGATATCGGGTGAGTTATCTGTTGGTTCGCCAAGGGTGCTGTTGTAGCTAGGTGTAATGTCAAAAGTTGTCATGTAGTGTTCCTTTGCGATACGCTGTTCAATACGGTTATTTACGGATTCTTGGTAGAGTAGATAGGCAGAATGAACCCCTATCTGTTCTTCATTTGATAAGTCGAAAGCAATGTTTTCAGGTGTTCTTACTCGAATCTTATTACAAAACTTAACGTTACTAGGCGTGTAGTTAAAAGACCAATCATCCAAAGCTTCTTGCCAGTCAGTAGTTGCTAGGCTAGTTACCCAACCCCAACCATCATTGTCTTTATACATCACTTCATATTTCATCCGATACCCTTTAGAAGTTGGACGTGTGATTTAAGGTCAGCCATGTTATTAAAGCCTAAATTTTGTGCGGCTAGTTGTTGCGCTTCGTAACGCTCCCGACCAGCATCATACTCAAGAATTGCTGCACTTTCTTCAAATTTTTCGTCTAACTTTTCCCAGTCCTCTCTTATAAAGGACTCTTTTTCAAAAAAGCTAGCGGCTTCTTGTTGATAACGGTCAGCAATCTTTTTAAAATCTAGCGACATGTTAACCTCCTTTTTTAGTGTTCCAATTAAACTTGTCTTTACCATTAGAGTTGTCTTCAGGCCGTAATCGTTTTTCTAATTCTTTTGCCTCTTCCATACTTAAGTTTTCAGCAATTATTACTATCTTAACTTCGTGCCAGTAACGGCGCACAAAATTGTTAACACGCCGAGGCTTTCTAGTAGACTCTACCGAGAAACACTCCCGATCCTCAATACGATAACGCATCTTAAGGCCATTTACTTTAAGTTTAGTCCGACCAACATAACCTTGAGTCCAGCCTTTATGTTTTCCAGGGACATGCATCCAGTATAAGTTTTGAGTACCATCAGTGTTGCAGTCTTTATACGCCTTAGTCATACAAGTAGTCATCATAGATTTATACCTCTGTATAGATGTGGGGGGAAGAATTAAAGCCTTTGTAAAGAAAGACAGATTTAGAATTAAAGATAGGTTTTTCATTATCCTTAGAAACAAACGTTTCATACTTATAAGGGTTATAAGTTACTTCATTAGATAAGTTAGTGTGAGAGATATCACTATAGTTAGTAAGAGTCCCACGAACAAATGCATGAACGTTCTTTTGGCCCGTATCAATCACCTTTTTACGACCCGCAGGTTGGACAGCAAAAGTAACATCTGTTAGTGCGACATAACGGCGGTGGTACAGCACTTTACCCTTATGCCTAACACTAAACACGTTCTTGTGTAAGTTATAGTACACTTCTACTTTTATGCCGAGGGCAACTTCAATTCTCATCAAACTCTCCCCACTCGTTTCTGATGTCATACTCATCATCGTTCCAGTTAAGGTCATCAACGTGGATGTCTTCCCACTCTATTTCTTCGTCTATTTCTTCTTCTTCTTTTACTGCACCTTCCAAAGCTTCTATCTGAACAAGTGTTTCTTGGAAGACCTTAACGTCAAACCCTTTGGCTTGGTGATGTTCCGCATACTCCATAGCCTGTGAGAAAGACTCGACAGACTCGTAAGTGTGTGCTGAAACAGTTTTCTTCCAATCTTCGTGGTAGTAGTAGCTCTTAACGGTGTAGGTAGTGTCAGTTGGTGTCATGTTATTCTTCCTCTATTTCATTCATATCAGAGTCGAAAACAAGTATTTCGGAATCAATCAAGTTATCAGTATCAGGTGCTAACCATTCAAAGTTATTATCCACATAGTCTTTAGCTTCGCGAGGGCTTCCAGAAGGAATATGAACCATGTATTCATACTCTGTCCTAACCCTAACATACATTATCATCCTAGTGCCTCCTCAAAAACTGTTAACTTGTAGATTTCTGTTTCAAATCCATCGTCTCTAAACTTCTGTGCTGCGTCTTGAGCCCAATCGAGGTCTATATAAGTCATGGTTTGGTCTTCATAGTAGTTCTCATTAGTAGCACGAACTTCAAACATTTCTTCCCGAAAGTCAGCCATTAGTAGTACTCCTCTACTGCTTCTAGTACATCATTTAGTTGAAAGTGTTTTTCCGTAGCCATTGCTTCATAGAAAGGGTGTACAAAGTCGTCCTTGTCAGCCCACAAAATAATGATTTTATTTTTAGTGTGAGCAAACATTAACTCCATAGAAGTGCCAGTACCTCTACCAGACCCTCTACGCACATCAGCAACCACAATGCGGCTATTGGCAATGTCTTGCATGTCTTGCTTAAAGATACGTTTACAGATGTTTGTAGTCTTTGTAATATCTTGGATATTCTCCTCTAGTTGATCATGGAAGCTAATGCGCCTTGTCGGATCTAAGCATTGAATACCAGACTGCTCTAGCTCAAACCTCATGTACTCACGCCAACTTTTCATCCAATGTTCAGAACAATCTTCCATTGGTCCTGCTAGGTATACAGATTCTTTTGTCATAGATACTCTCCGTTTGCGTAAAAAAGGAGAATCCTTTGTAGGATCCTCCGTTGTTGTTTCTAGAACATGATTTCGTCATCAATTTCTTCAGAAAGGTCTTGATTGTCACCTACAGTAACAACTTTAGTCTCAACCATTTCAAAGTCATCTTCGCGTGGCTTTGGGCTGTACTCATGGAGAGTAGTAATTTGTAGTGCCATAAGCATTGTAGCAATGCCTTTCTTACCGCCTACATCATAAGGATACTGATAAATACGAGCATTAGCAATAGAACCATTGCCAATCTTATCAACATCTACTTCTGTAAGATCACCTTTAACTACTTGTACAGGGTTTTGATCAGCCCCGTCACGCTTCTTGCTTTTCTTCTTAAGTGTGGCTTTGTAAAATACACCACTAGCATCATCGTCAGTCTTAACGTTGATGTTCATGTCTTTCCATTCTTTAGCTTGCTTTTTGTCCCGTGTACGAATTTGAGTTTCCCACGTAGGATTTTCCTTATCAAAGCGGTCGTTGGGACGCGCAGGGTTAAGTTTGCAGAAAAAGATTTCAACATTTTTAAGAATTGCCATTTGGTAGTTTCCTTTTGGATTTTTACATTTGTTTTAGTTTCGGTGATAGTAATTATAATCATTAGCGATCTCTATTTTAGCTAACTATATCAACTATTTGATCTATTTGATCTTCGTACATTTCTAGATAGAAATCATCATCGCTTCCATAGATTTCAAAACCAGAAGCCATTGCACCAAAGCCATCTTCAAATACATGAGTAACAGTGGCAGCAGGTATTTCTGGCATGTCATCCCATGCTTTGATTCGGATGTGCGAACCAACACTAAGCAAAGGCAAAGTCTGACTTGAGGACTTGTGAGACATCGAGGTCTCCTTTCTTTGGGATTAAATCTAAAGAGTCCATCTGATCAAGGATGTACTCTAAGGGGTTTAAGTCATAGAGTTCTACAAACTTTTCTCTGACATGAACAAACAAGTGTTCCATGTGACCTGCTGTACAACCGAAAGAATCGTGTACTACCGTAACAGGATAGTTTGCATCGTGGACTGTCATAGCCAAGTGTACTGCGTCTAAGCTATGAACAATATTCGGAGCCGCGCCTGATTTTTGTTTACTATAATCAAGACTAGACTCTTCCCAGACTTGAATCTGGATTTGTAACTCTTCGTCACCGTACCTAAGCCTGACTCGTTTTGCAGCAGCTTTTCTATACTTGTGAACAAACGGAAAGTTAGTAACAGGTGTGTAGTAGGCTATTGGAATGTTCTTTTCATTCTCTCTCTCTGCTAGTTGTTTAAACATTTTTAAAAGCTTGGCTGGTCCTTTTAACTCAGCATAACAGGTGTCGTAGACTAAGTGGCCTAGTTTAACACCCCACGCTTCTTCTTTGTCTCTTAAGTACTCATTAATACCTCTTGTATCTTCATTAACTTGCTCACCCATACCGAACTTAGTACCGCCGTAGCCTAGAGTCATAACGTTACGTTTAACAGACTTTCTTTGTATTTTCTTATCTTGGATTGCATTCCAGAAGATAGGCCAAAGTTTTCTGCTTAAGTCGTAGTTATGGTTTTTAAACTCTCGTAAAGCTTGATAAGCTAGCTTGTTCTTTTCAGTTCCTTGGGGCCACTTTTCTGCTTCTCGTTTTAACAGAATTATCTCCTCATAGAGTTTTTGAAACTCACTATATCCCTCTTGGCCCAGATCATTAGAAAGATCAGAGATAATCTCCCACACTTTATCAGCGATAAACATATAGACGTCACCAGGAATTTCAGAGGGTACCAAGTTAACAAGAGGGGCAACTTCAGAATCTTTAGACATTGCTGCAAGGTGTTGTACTCCGTTATTTGATCCATCGATATACACAGGTAAACACGATGGAAAGGTTTCTTGCTCGTTACCGTCTCCACACCAGTTGCTTAACATTGACAGCTCATGGCAACAAGCCAGAAAGCACCAAGGCTTTTCTGCTTCCATCCACTTATCATATCTAGCAAAGTTTTGAACGTAGCTCATTATGTCGTCAAAGTTATCTCTAGTCCACAAGGCCCGTTCATCGAGAGAAACTTTATCATTTCCCCACATGTTAGCCGTATGTACACATAACCAGTAAAAGCCGTTTTCTCCTAGCAGACTTGCTTCGTCTAACAACAACAAGCCTTTGGCATTGTCTGAAGACTGTTCATGCAAGTAAGCAGTATTTGGATAGATACGACCTCTAAAAT